TAGAAGTTGAAGCAAAAGAGACTTGGACTGAAGAAGAATTACACGAATTATTAAACAATAAATACGGCTAATAGAGGTGCTTTTGGGACTGTTGGTGGTGGTAGAGAAAATACCGCGTCTGGCTGTTATTCAACAGTAAGTGGTGGTTATGAGAATACAGCATCTGGATACGCATCAACAATTTCTGGTGGTTATCAAAACGAAGCTCGTGAATACACATCAACCGTAAGTGGTGGTTATAGAAACTCTGCAATTTGTGATTATTCGACAATTAGTGGTGGTTATGAAAACACAACATTAGGTTATGGGTCAACAATAAGTGGTGGTTATAGAAACACAACAAGTTCTAGTTATTCATTTATTGGTAATGGTAATTATAATACAGTTTTAGGTGCTTTTTCAATAATTAATGGTGGAAATAGCAATACTGTTGATAATGATAATTCATCAATACTTGGTGGGGATAATAATATTGTAACAAATGTTTGTGCACACGTAATAGGTACTGGAATATCAAGTACTGCTGACAACACCTTACACGTAAACTGTTTACACTTTAGTTCAATACCCACTTCAGCAGTTGGATTGGCTCCAGGTACTGTGTGGAATGATTCTGGAACTTTAAAAATTGCATAAATCAAATAAAAAAATAAAAAATGGAAAACGTAGAAAGAAAAGTGTTATTCACTTATGAAGAACCGATTACAATTGGTGAAAATAAAGTAAAAAAAATTAAACAAGTACCTAGAGGTATTAGATTTAAAACTGAAGATGGTCCAGTATTGGTAGAAGTTGAAGCAAAAGAGACTTGGACTGAAGAAGAATTACACGAATTATTAAACAATAAATAAAAAAAAACAAATTATGCCTTTAAATGTAGACTCACTAAATGCCGGAACAATTTCTCAAGAAGGAAGTCCGGTAAAACCTTATAAAGTATATACAGCTTTATTAACTCAAACAGGAACAGATGCTCCAGTTGCTACTGTATTAGAGAATACTATTGGGGATATTTGGTTTACTTATAATGGAGATGGTGATTTTTGGGTTCAAACATCAACTTTAATATTTAACCCTTTAAAAACGATTATATTTTTAGGCGAAACAAATGATGTAGATAATGAATTTAAAAATGAAAGACCTAATGAAAACGGACAAAACGAAATAGGTTTATATACATTTAGTTCTGGTGTTGAATCAAATGATATTCTACAGAAAACATCAATAGAAATAAGAGTATACAATTAATAAACAAAACAAATTTTTATAAAACCCCCATTTTAGAAATAATTTGGGGGTTTTGATATTTATATAGAAATATCTTTATGGCACTAACAAAAGAACAAGTAATGTTAGAATACGTAAGATGTATGAAAGATACACCTTACGCGTTAAGAACTTACCTACAAACATATGATAATACAGTATCAAGATATGTACCTCTGGAGTTATTCCCAGATCAGGTGTCACTTCTTAAAGATTATGAAGATTACGAAGAAAATATCGCTTTAAAATATCGTCAAGCAGGTGTATCAACAGTAACTGCCGCTTGGGTATCAAAAAAACTTGTATTTGCAAAAAAAGAACAACCAGAAAAAATATTGATTATTGCCAACAAACTTGATACGTCAATGGAGATGGCAAATAAAATTAGAGCATTTGTTGACCAATGGCCAAAATGGGTTGGTGCTCAATTTTCACCAGATAAAAACTCACAAAGACACTATAAATTAACAAATGGTTGTGAAGTAAAAGCTGTTGCAACATCACGAGATGCCTTGAGGGGTTATACCCCTACGGTACTTGTATTTGATGAGGCCGCATTTATTGAGGCCGATGGTGATTTCTGGGCGGCTTGTATGGCATCACTATCTACGGGTGGTAAAGTAATTGTTGTATCAACACCAAACGGTTATGACCCAATTTATTATGATGTATATAATCAAGCAACAAAAGGTATTAATAACTTTAAAATCTCTGAAATGTTTTGGTGGAAAGATCCAAGATATTCAAAAGATTTGTTTTTGGTACCAACTGATGATATGGTGGATTATTTGTTAAATAAAGATGAAAAAGACCATTCTGGGAATATTTCATTTGCCGATTCCGACCCATATGAAAGAGATTATGAGAAAATAAAAGAATATTTCTCACAAGGATATAAACCTTGTTCTACTTGGTATGAAAAAATGGTTAAAAAGTTAAAATACGATAAACGTAAAATTAACCAAGAGCTTAACTGTGAATTTCTGGGATCTGGTGACAACGTATTTGAAGCAAAACAATTAGATTATATCAAACAAAATACAATAGAAGACGCCCCAACCAAATTAATGGGAAATTCTTTATGGATGTGGAAAGAACCAGAACAAGGACATAAATACATTATGGGTGTTGACGTATCCCGCGGTGATAGCGAAGATTTTTCATCCATTCAAATTATTGATTTTGATGAGAGAGAACAAGTTTTAGAATATGTTGGAAAAATACCACCAGATGCTTTAGCTGAAATTGCATATAAATGGGGATTAATGTATAACGCATTTTGTGTTGTGGATATTACCGGTGGTATGGGTATTACAACAGTTAGAAAAATGCAAGAACTTGGATATAAGAACTTATATATTGACGGTGTTGATACTATGAATATTTGGGCTGTTAATAAAAGTTCAGCAGATAAAATACCAGGAATTAACTTTAATAATAAACGAGTTCAAATAATCGCAGCGTTTGAGGAATATGTAAGACATAAATTCAAAATTAAAAGTGTTCGGTTATATAATGAAATGAACACATTTGTATATGTCAATGGAAGACCTGACCATCAAAGGGGACAGCATGATGACCTTATTATGGGTATATCAATGGCTATTTACGTTGGTGAATCCTCGTTTTCAAAACTTGAAAAAGTAACTGAAAAAACAAAAGTTATGATTGAGTCCTGGACAGTGTCAGATAATAGTAATATTGGAAAACAATTACATTTTGACCCAGTTTTACCTAGTATACCTGGAATGGTGGATAGATACGGTAGAGAAGTAAACACACCAACCAAGAATGATTATATGACATATTCCTGGTTATTTGGAGGAAGATAATATTTATAAAAATGGGATTAGAAAGAAGAAAAAGGTCTGGAAATTATATTGGTGGTTCAAAACTTATTGTTAATGGACAAGAGATTTATAATATCAAAAAATTCGTACAGACATTTAATAAACAAATTATTACAAAAGAAAGTACAAAACAAGTAATTCCACCCACAACAACTACAACAACCACAATTCCAGTTACAACTTGTTATATAGAAACTCAACTTTTTGATGATATTGTAACACAAGGATTTGATAACTTAATCTGGTGTTAGTTGCAAGTATTTATAAAGATATAAAAATATCTACATTTAAAATATGGCAGAAAATAATAATAAAAATTTAACAATATTTCAAAGGTTATCACAAACTTTTGGTCCAAATGGTTTATTACAACAAGATATACCAACTTACAAATTTGACAAAAAAGAGTTATTAAGAACCACAGATAAACAAGAGTATGAATTTGAAAAACTCCAAGCTCAACAATCGTTATATTTGGCCGGTCAATGGACAAAAATTGAAAATAACCTCTATACTCAAGCTGTTTATTACGAACCAACAAGATTGGCCGCGTTCTATGACTACGAATCAATGGAGTTTACACCAGAAATTTCAACAGCTCTTGACATTTATGCTGAAGAATCAACAACACCAAATCAAGATGGTTATATCTTACAAATTTATTCCGAATCTAAAAGGATTAAAGCAATTCTTGTTGAGTTATTTAACAATACTTTAGATATTAATACAAACTTACAAATGTGGATTAGAAACACTTGTAAATACGGTGATAATTTTGTGTACCTAAAACTAGACCCAGAAAAGGGTATTGTTGGTTGTATGCAATTACCCAATATTGAAATAGAGAGACTAGAGCGTGGTATGGTTGCTAGGTCTGTAAATGCCGAAGTTGACCCAAAACAAAAGGGTTTACGATTCTTTTGGAAGATAAAAGATATGGAATTTAACTCTTGGGAAGTCGCACATTTTAGATTACTTGGTGATGATAGAAAACTTCCTTATGGTACATCAATGTTAGAAAAAGCAAGACGTATTTGGAAACAATTAATGTTGTCCGAAGATGCTATGTTAATATATCGTACATCTAGAGCACCAGAAAGAAGGGTGTTTAAGGTGTTTGTTGGTAATATGGATGATAAGGACGTTGAGCCATATGTACAACGTGTTGCAAACAAATTTAAACGTGACCAGGTGGTTGATAAAAATACGGGAAATGTGGATTTAAGGTTCAACCAAATGGCTGTTGACCAAGATTATTTTATACCAGTTAGAGACCCTGCCGCGGGTAACCCAATTGATACATTACCTGGTGCTCAAAATTTATCAGAAATTGCTGATATTGAGTATATTCAGAAAAAACTTGTAACAGCACTTCGTGTACCAAAAGCTTATTTAGGTTTTGAGGAAGTTGTTGGTGATGGTAAAAGTCTATCATTACAAGATATTCGTTTTGCAAGAACAATCAATAAAATCCAAAAGGCGATTATTGCCGAATTAAATAAAATTGCAATCATTCACTTGTTCTTATTAGGTTTTGAGGATGAATTACAAAACTTTACTTTAGGTCTTACAAACCCATCAAAACAAGCTGATTTGTTAATGGTTGATGTATGGAAAGAAAAGGTATTGTTATATAAGGATCTTGTTACACCAATACAAGAAACATTAGCACCAACATCGGCTACTTGGGCTAAAAAACACATATTTGGGTTTTCAGATGAAGATATTAAACTTGATATACAACAACAACGTCTTGAAAGAGCAGTATCTGCTGAACTCACTAACACACCAACAGTTATTACACGTACTGGATTATTTGATAATGTTGATAAGTTATATAAAACAACAACTGGTACAACAGAAGCACCACCAGCTGAAGGTGGAGCACCTGGAGGATTACCACCATTAGGGGGCGGCCCACCAAAACCACCGTCATTAGGGGGAGGAAGTTCGTCACTATCTTCTGGCCCACCACCACCTCCTGGGGGAGACGCTGGAGCACCACCAACACTACCAGAAAATAAAGAAAATAATTTAAATATACTTCTGGAAAGTGATGATATTTTGGGTGATAAGTACATTGATTTGTCAAAAGCAAGAAATTCTTTGGGTACAATGGAGAAAGCTTTAGATAAATTGTTAAATGATTAATATTTATAATAAAAATAAGTTATGGAATTTGGTATTTTAAAAACAAGAATAGAAGAGTCATTAGTAAAATCTTACACAAATAAGGGTATTAAAAAAGATATGTTCTTATTTAACGAACTAGTATTAGAAAATAAATCAATTGCGAGATTATATTTTCTTTATGATGAATTATCTGAAAATAAAAATTTAGATGATGTTGTTGCCAGTGAATTTATAAACGAGTCTGTTAAAATCTATAATCAAATTTCTAAAGAAATTTCAAAAAACAGTTTAAAAGAAATTAATATGTGGGTTGGTCACATAAAGTGTGAAAATAGATACAAAGATGTTGATAACTTATTCTCAAAAAATATTATTTCTCTAGAAGACAAACTTAAAAGTAAGTCCTCAATTATGGAAACATTAAAAAAGAAAAAGGAAAGTTTAACTGAAACAAAATTAGACCTTCCTTTAGAGAAAATTGTTGATGTTGCAAATAAAACTGTTAATGATTATCTTTCCAAACTAGATGAAAGTGAGAAAAAAAACATTCTTAAAGTTTTAAAAGAAGACGACTCAAAATTAGAAATTGAATTTAATGTAATAAAAGAAAGTGTTATTACTAGACTGAACAATTTGAAGAAGGATGAAAGTGACACTGAAGTTGTTAGTACAATTCAAGAGACAATTAGTAAAGTTGAGAAAGAGTCTTACACAAAAGACAACTATTTAAAACTTAAAAAATTAAATAATACAATTTAATTATTATTTTCAAATTTTTGTCGGTAAATCGCCCTATTTTTAGCTTGTCTATTTAGTACAGATTTTTTGGTGTATTCTCTTCTCTCGTTCAAATGACTATTTTGTCTGGTTTTAATAACCTTACTTTTTAATTGCTTAATAGCCCTTTCAATATCACCTTTTTTTACAGTTACAATTAACATATTAATTTTTTATTATATTGATATATACTTCAATATTATGTAAATTTTTAAAAAATAAACATATGAAGTATGAAAAAAGATGAAAAAAGGCAAAACCGAAAAATTAAATGGTTTCAAAACAAGTAAAGTTCACTACGGAACGGTAGATTCAAAAAACTTTAAATCAATGTATCTAAATATCCAAACCTGGATTGAACCTAAAAAAGATTCAGATAACTGGACAAGGGTAGTATCAAACACAACAAGACAAATAAAACACTCCGTTTACAACAATTTAAACAAAGATTACTTCAAAGATAATTTTATTGTAGACTTAGATTTAAGAACAAGTGGAATTCAATTAAAGAAGAAATCATTTATGAATTTAGAAATAACACTGTTTACTGATGAACAAGAATTTGACTTTAAATCAACAGAATTAAAAAAAATATTAAAAAAATTAACAAAAGATATATATTCTGACGTATTTGTTTCACACGATTATTTTAAATTTTATTTAACCAAATATGGAAATTCAAAACCAGTTAAGGTAAAAACTGAAAATATTTAGTATTTATAATAAAAATTAAATATGAAAATTTTAGGACCAAACGAAACTGGTAAAGGAATCCTTATTGAGTATGATGCCGGGTTTATTAACCCAAAGTCAATGGATAATCATTTTATAATGGAATCAAAAAGTTTTTTGGATCACTCAAAACCTTTTGAATTTTACGCAGTATTACAAAAATACAACACACCAAATAGGAATGGTAGAATATATCCAGAGAAAATCTTAAAAAGAGAATCTGAAAATTATAAAAAGATGATTGAGAAGGGAATTTCTCTGTCTGAATTAAATCACCCAGAATCTTCTCTTATTGATCTTGATAGAGTATCACACATTATAACAGATGTATGGTGGGATGGTCCAGTATTATTGGGTAAATTGAAATTACTTACATCACCTGGTTTTCACGAAAGAGGTATTGTTTCCACAAAAGGAGATATGGCCG